CCTTGTCCTAAAGATCCAAATATCTGTGCCGCGTTCTGTCCACGTTTCATCTGATCGGAAAATGCATTCATAGCATTACCCATTGCGGTATCAAATCCAGACTTCCTAAGTCCTGCACCTGTTCTCGCTATTTGATCTGCGGTGTTTCTTGAGAGTTCTGATTGTTGAAGAGCTCCTCTTGATCCACCAAAAGCTCCTTGTCCTACAGCTTGAGAAGTAAGTTGGTTTCTTCGCATATCGGCTTGTCTGTTTATATCCGCAGTCGTAGTATCAATAACCTCTTGCGTATAAGGATTCATAAAAGCTTCGTATGATGTTGGATCAAATGCACCTGTAGTTCCACCTAAAGCATCAACACCTTTTCCATATGCACCAAGCGCATCTCCATAGACACCGATACCTTGGTTTAAAGTCTCCGCACCTTTCGTCATCATGTCTTGATACGAACCAACATTTTCAATACCAAGTCTAAGTGCTTGAAGTTGAGCGGGAGTAAATTGAGCTAACCTAGCAGGAGGAACATTTTCTAAAAGATTTTTCTTTCCTTGTTCCGAAACAGAAGCAAGAAAGTCTTTGTAAAACTTTTCTTGGTACTCAGGTAAAACAGTTTGTGTTTGATTCAGATAGGTTACGTCTGCTGCATCAACCATTACGCTCTCCCCTCTAAGTTGTTCATCATTCGATACATTTCAGCAGCACCTCTTGCTCGATCCCCCATTCCAGCACCTCTTACCGCATCTGCCGTCATCACAAATTCACCGTCCGAGAGACGAGCTTCTTGGACAGGGCCTCCATCTTGATAGATCATAGCGGGTATGGAATCACTTGTCCCGGTTCCAGGGCCTTCAATCATACCTCCATCTTTCACACCATAGATAGGTTGTCCAACGTAATCTGTTCTCTCTCCAGTGTTCATTGTATATCTTTGTTCAGGTGTTAGTGTGTCTATCCCACCTCTTTTCTCAGAAGCGAGGAGCGCGGCTAATAGGAGATCGCCACCTTTACCGTCCAACAAACTCATCAAAGAAGATAATCCTTGTCCACCGCCAGCCGCTGCCGCTGAACTACCTACATTGCCACCAACAGCCTCTGCTGCTTTGTCTTCTACCGCCGCATTGTCAAAGAATTTAGAAAACATACTTGTTTTAGTTGGATCTCCACCGCCCATCATTCCTGCCATGTTCATGGCACTTGGTGCGAGAGATCCTAAACCAAAACCACTAAGTGCCCCTGCAAACCTATTGTCTTCATTAAGAGCGGCTCCTGCAAGTGCGCCACCTATCTTGGCTCCCATCGGACCGCCTACCATTCCCCCGATTATGGCACCTATTCCTGAACCAAGTAGATCTTTGAAAACACCCATAACACTTCATCCTTTATTTTTCTTGTACAGTTTAACTGTTTTTTTACGAAACAGCAACTGTTACTGTTCCTATTGATCCAGTTCCTGTTGATCCAGCACACGCAGCAACGTCAGCTAAAGCTATTTTAACAAATCCATCTACTTGATACAAGGTTCCAGCCTCTAATCCAACATCGTTATCAGCTTGAACATTTGTAAGTGTTAATGATGTTGCCCTTAGATCACCTGGGTTTTGTACTTGAGCTAAGAAGTACTCTAAAGCTCGAGTTAAATCCGTCATGTATCTTAGGTCAATATCACCCGAAGGTGTTGGGAGCCTAGGAAAAGGAGTTACGTTTGTTGCCATTATCTTCTACCATCTTGACGTAATTCTATTCTTGGAGAACCAAGTCTCCATCTAACTCCAAGTGCCGTTGATCCTATTTTAAAAGCAAAAGATCTACCTCTTAATCGAATATCTGCTTTCGTTGTAAATTGTTCAAAGGGCACTGTCGTTGTAGATATAGCGGTGGAAGAAACTGTGTCTGACTCAGCCTGTCCATAAGGACTACCAGGATAGTCTTGCATACTTAGTGTCATATCCACACTCGGAGAACTACCAGTCGAACCTTGGAAAGTTATATCAGGAATAATTTTACTGACAAAAGCAAATCGTTCTCCCTCTCCTATGCTTCTGGGACTAGCTTCAATAGACGCAACCATCGCAGAACCATCGTCATCGTATCCAACTTCATGGTCGTATAAATACCCACTCTCTGCCCCAATGGGATACTGAAAAGTACCTCTGTCTATAAACGCGGATCTACTTAGAGTACCGTAATACCAAACTTTTTCTGCATAGTTGTAGGTAACGTAAAGGTTGTTTTGTCCCGTGCCACCATTAGCTACAGAGTTAGTGTCAGAACAATAATACCAGGTTACTTCTGAAAACTCTGCATTGTGAGCCGCGTATACTTTGTCTTTTTGAGAATAATTAAAATCAAAGAATACTTTTTCTTTTACCATGCAAGGGAGCTGTTGTGTGCCACCTTCGTAAAGATAAAAAGAATCTTGTCCCATCCAAAAGACTGCATCCTCAACAGCAACCGCTGCGTTAGGGCCCATGATTGTTATGCCTGTGGACAAAGGTTGAATACCGAACGAGAACGGTGCGCCCAAGAACTGCATGGAATGTAGAGTGCTATCTGTAAAAATTACAATCTCACGTTTTGTTTCTATCGCAGTTATAAAAGTTGATCCGCTACCTATTCTTAAATCCCCCGCTGAGTTGGTTGGTGTAGGAGCCCAGTCTGTTAGAGATTCTGAGCTAGAAAACCGTATAAGCAAAGGATCTTGGGTCGTGGTGCCAATTGTATTCGTTCCAAAAACGATTATATGCCTAGAGTTGTCCGAAACCATTACTTGTTTTGCAATCGTGGGAGCGTTGTTAGCGTTGTCTACATCCACCAAGTTTACTGCTCTTGCAGCAAGTCCGCCACTTTTATCCCAATAGTACACGCCCCCGTCTCTTAAATTAAGTAATAGATCTTCTCCAAAATTGTCTTCGTTCCAAAGAGATAATTCAGTAGCAACTCCTGTGCCAAAAGACGATCCCCATGTGCCTCTTTGCCATGTACCCGCACCCCAACCAGTGCCACCCACTTGTGTGTCTAGTCCGCAATCTATTTGAAATGCTGCAACGGTACTGCCCCCGCCATTGCCTGTATCACTAGCGTTGCCTGTAACAGAGAGGTTAATTGTAAAGGTATTAACAGTAGGAACACTAGCTATTTCGTATTCTTGATTCAATACTGCGGCTGTAACATTTCCCCCTAAAGAGGCCGCATCGCTAAATGTAACGAAATCTCCAACATTAGCACCATGTGAGGTGTCAGTCACGGTAGCTACCGTAGCACCATTAGCAACTGAAAAAGTTGCTTCTCCAGTAGTAGTTTGTCTTATTGGAGTGATGTCATTAAAGTCATCCCCTTGTACGATATAATATTTTGAAGAGGTGCCAACGGCTATGAACTTAGAACCATCTAGTGCTGTCCAAGGAAATAAACTTCTAGCCGAACCTAAATAAGTGTTTGCAGTTCTTTTTACCCACCCACCTATTTTTTCGGGAAAGCCCAATCTAAAGCGCACCTTGTCGCTATCAATCCAACCACCTTCATTGGTGTAGGAAGTTACATCTCTGTTAACACCAGGTCTATATTGCAGTTTCTGTATGGGCATTAAGTCTCTCCATCAAAGTTTAATTTTCAACCCAATTAGTTGTTTCTTCGTTCCACTTGTAGTGTTTTCCATCTGATGGGTACGCTATCGGAGCTTCATACTTACATGTCGTTTCATTTAATACCCAAGAAGCATAAGGACTAGGATCTATAAAAGCATCCCTAGAACTGTCATAAGTATAGCCTATGCCCGCATAATTCTTACGAATATTTCCGTTGTAAGATGTTTGCACCCAAGTACCACCTAACAAGTCTTGACATATTTTAATACCCAATGCTTCTGATTCATTGTTTGACTCATCAAGAATATCACTATTATCAACAACAATTACTTGCGTCACTAAGTTGTCTTCTATTTTTGCAAAATGTGCCATTCAATTCCTAATTCTGATATTTATATCTGATTATAACTATTCCAGAGCCGCCGCTTCGACCATTGTTACCTCGGTTCAACCGTACCCCTCCAGCTCCACCGCCAGTATTTGCAGTACCGTCCGTAGAACTACCATATGTGTCTCTTGCATTAGTACCCGTACCACCGCCGCCATCACCTCCAGAGGGCGTGTACGCTAATCCTTCCGCACCAGCACCGCCACCGCCTGCATAAAAAGTGCCGTCTAACCATTCTACACCATCACCGCCGTCACTTTGACGATCCGTGTTTCCTGCTTCTCCTGCTCCACCGCCGCCACCCGGTTGCCCATCATTAGCCGCCGTACCACCGTCATTACCTTGTCCAGAAACACCATCCCCTGGATTATTATTACTAAAAGCGGAACCACCACCCGAACCACCGTCACCACCTGCGCCACTATTCCAATTAGAACCGTGTCCTCCGCCAGTTGCTGTTGACCCTAATCCCGTAGAGTTTGCCCCTTGCGAACCTGTACCAGAGTCATCGTTTATTGCACCAGCACCGCCTGCACCAATCACAATAGAATAAGCCGCCGCAGATTTAGTAGCACCTGTTACACGAACCATACCACCCGCGCCGCCACCGCCAGAGTTGTCAATACCAGAACCGCCGCCACCAGCCGTCACCATATAATCAATAGTACCACCCGCAGAATTACCCGCAACGCTAATAGTAAATGTTCCTGACCCTGTAAAAGTATGGTACTTATAATCACCATCAGTAGTTATAGTTCCGCCAGTGGCCTCATAGTACTCCACCCTAGTATAATCTGCTCCAAAACCATTTACGTTATAACCAAAACCAGTCATCTAACGCTCCCTATGAGTCATTCTTAGCATCAGTGGTAAAGAATAATTTTATACCTTGTAGACGTGCTGTTCCTGTTTGTGAATCCGCAGATACATCTCTCATAATTTGAAAGTAAGTAAACGTGTCCGCCGCCGCACTTGCAATAGTAACTGCACCGCTAACTGCTGAAACGTCTAAATCATTTGATGTCCCGCTATGCGATTTCGCCGTTGCAACTACGTTTGTACCAAAGGCTGTGTTGTTGCTTACATTATCGGCTATTGAAACTCCAGATAATCCCCAAGCTACTGTACCCGTGTTTGTACCTGTTACAGTAAAGAACGCTTGAAAAGTAACTGTACCTTCGTTCCACGACTTAGGGAAGATTACAGAGAACTGCGCGAAGTCATCTGCGTCCGCCGCAAAATCTAAAACGGATAGCTCTGGGCCGTTTGATAATTCAACTTGTGTTAAATCAGAACACCCATTTGTTGTGGTTGGATACATGGCTCCAGCGGGTACATATATTGTTTCTAACCCTGCAACTTTAACCGCCGCTGTAGCATTTGTAAGAGCACCACTAATGTCCGCAGTACCGTTTATATCAATGGCTGTAGCCGTAAGATCAATCTCGTCTGTAGCTCCAAGAGAAAGAACCGTGGCACTTGAACCTTGAACAAACTGACTTGCATCATTAAAACATAACTTATTAGTGCTGTTAAGAGTTAACCCTGTGCCATCTGTGTGTGTTAAAGTCGTATCCGTATCTGCACCAAAACCAAGAACCGCTGAGTCTGATTTAAGAGTTACATCATCACTAAAATCCGCATCCCCTTGGTTTGTAAGAAGACCTTGATTGGTAAGTGTAGCAGTTGTAAGAAGACCTGCGTTTGTAAGAACCGCAGTTTTTGTTGTCCCTGCTAAATTAACATCTGTTAAGAGATCATAAACCACTGCACTAGAGCCACCTCCGTCAGTCGCAATAATTTTAGTTTCACCCGCTAAGATAGCAACATTAGCACCACTTCCTTGTGTGAAAGTTAAAGTATAGCTTGTTGCATTCTCCATGATCCAAACTTTAGAAGACGTGTTTGGCAAAAGTGTTACTGTACACGCTTGCCCACCACCAGTAAGTTTAAGTGCCATAGACCGATCTGCGTCTGACGCACCATCAGCTATTGTAATATTATCTGTTGAGGCGTTAGCAATTGCTCTTGTTCCCCAACCTAGAGCTTGACCGATTAATTCTAAATTAAGATTTGTTGTGGTACCCCATGTACCCGCACCATCTCCAGTCGCCATCTCATTAAGTCTAAGATTATTTACATAGGTACTAGCCATTTTATATGTTCCTTATGCCGCTATTTTTGTCCAACTGGGGTCTTGTGAAGGAGTTGTACTACTCCAACTAGGATTCTGTGTGATACTTATAGCACTCCAACTAGGGTCTTGTGAAGGGATAATTATCCCCCACACATTTTCTTCACCAATTTCTCCAGTGCCTACTACACCCGTTGGGAAGACAGTCATACTTAATGAGACAGTAACTTCTCCAACTTGTCCTGTTATAGGTAATTGAGTTGGAGGCAAGGCAACAGCCGAACCTGAAACCGATTCATTGCCAAGTGCACTTGTAGCAGAAACCCCAGGTGGACTTACTACTGCGGTTCCAACAACTTGTTCGTCACCAAAACCAATAGTTCCTGTTAATCCTGTTTCTGTAACAACTGCTCCACCCGCCGCAAGAACCGTTCCTACTGCGCCTGTCGCAGAAACTCCTGTTGGTTGAACTACAGCACTTGTTACAAGACTTACAGATCCTACTGCGCCTGTTGCACCAGCCGCACTAGTAATAACAACAGGTATAGCTCGACCCCAGGGCCCTTGACCCCAATTACCACGACCCCAACCTGTTATAATAGCCATGAGTTACCTCGTTAAGCTATACGGATAATAGCGTTAGAAGCATCTGCTGTTGGGAATTGAATTGTAAAACTTCCAGAAGAAGACGATTTATTCCCTCCGAAATCTAATACACAAACAGCTTTGTCACTATTTGTATCGTTATAAATTAAAGCACCTCTAGCCGTAATAGTTGCTGTAGTGAAAGTTATATCAGCAAAATCTGTAAATGCCGTAGTTCCGCTTGAAGTTGGAGCAACCTTAGTAAGAGTGCCACCTCCTGCAGTATACGAACCACTATTTGCTACTTCCCCAGTCGTAACGTAAGCTGTAGATGCAGCACCTAATGTAGCTGTAGTACTAGATTTTCCACCGCCACCAATAGCATATAACGCTAACTTAAAAGCATTTCCATTAGTAGCGAAATTATGTGTAGCTGTTAAAAGCTCTGTTTTAAACGAAGTACACATCGCTTGTGTTATTGCCATTTCATATTCTCCTTATAGCATCTGCTAGGTCTGGTTGACCTACCTCTCTTACCTTATGACATATAGTAGCACGTTCCTCACGTCTAGCCAACTCAATATGATAATGCACGACATTTCGTACATTTTCTACAAAAGCTTCTGCTTGTTGCTTAATTGGTTCGGGTGCATTTTCAGAAATAGAAACTATTTTATTAACAGCTAATTCAGAAATTTGTTCCGTAGACAAGCCACCGTTGTCAGACGTTGCAACACCGACCTGACCAACAATAGTATTAGTATTAACGCTAAACATTTTTATATTCTCTCCCATTTACATATTGTAGATCATGTCTTCCAAACACCACAGGATCTTGATCCATTGGTTCGGGTGGTTCTATGTTAGATTGTTTGGTTATTAACAAGCCACCATTTTCTTGTGATTGCACCAAAGGGTCATCTAATCTGTGATAGCCATATAGTTTTTCGTTCTCTGGTACATTTGTATCTAAAAGACCTGAGTTATGTGCAACTTCTATCTTTATCCCTTTTGTCGTAGCAATAGCGCACCAAAACTCGGTACATGCTCTGCCTGCCTCTGCCATACTGACATTCTTATAGGTGTAATCTAAACCATATAAACAAAGGTGCGTTGCTCCAACCCATATAGCGTATGCTATTGCATACGGAACGGTGTTATTAAAATAACAAATTTTTAATTCTTTAACAACTTCTTCAAGAGGATAAGGATGTAAATGTTTCACCCTTTCATCCATTTCACATGTAATAATAGGTTTAGTATTTGTTCTTAAAAAGTGTCTAGCTATTTCTGTTTGTGATCCTGCATCTTCCGTATCTAAAAACCGGGACACTGGATCCATCATTATAGTCTTGTCTACATGAATGATGCCACCAACGCAGTTTATTCCCCATATTTCATCAAACTTTTCTGAACGTATCCGTGCAGCTATATAATCGGAATAGCTCCCACCTAACCCAACAATAGCTATTTTCATGTTCTGCGTCTTTCGGGTAATCCTCTTCGGTAAGCATCAGAGTTTTCTCTCGCTTCTGCATAGTCTTTTAATCGAGCAATGGATTCTGAGAACCTCTCATTGTACATTTGCATTATGTCTGGTTCCCCCTTCATATAGACAGTAGCCTCAACTAAACTTCCAAATAACATTGCATTCGGAGCATTTTCGCTTAACCAGGTTGTGTTATTGTCACCAACCGCCGTTAAACTTTGAGGTCTATAAAAGTAATGAAGTTCCATCGTGTAATCAGCATCTGGAACAGGAGCAACTATAAAATTATTCTCATCGAAATAAGCATAATAAGCAGGGAATCCAACTTGTAAACGACTTGCCGTTGTGTCAGTCGGATCGGGTGTGTATGTTTGAATATAGTTCACATCTTTTTGAAGTAAGAACGTCTTAGGTTTAATTCCAGAAACAGCCTCGGCTCCAGCATACCTAGCCGATAAACTAAAAGACGCTAAATAATCAGAAGGAACAGCAAGATACTGACTGTTTTGTTGTATAGTACCTGTTACATTTTTTCTAAATGTTTCTAAGTCAACTGATTTTAAAATTCGTTCTTCTACTGTCTTAATGAAAGTAGGAAGGTTAGCAACGAATGTTGTTTCCGTATTATCCGCATATTGTTGTATCGCCGTTTTTAATTCTGCATATGTAAAACTCATGTTGTTACCACCGTTACCGTTCCTATTTCTCCTGTCCCAGGAAGATCATTAGGAGTTAATCCATCATTACTTGCCATACCTACAGGATTCCACCCATATTGTATAACTCTTTCTGCTGCTAAATTTGATTGAGGCCTAGGATCTCTTAATGCTTGAGGGTCTGGGGAAACGGGAGGAGGACTTAATTGAGGTTGTTTTTCTTCCCATTCATCTGGTCCAACTTTAGATCCATTCCATTCTGTCCTCATAGTGTTTAGACGATATCTCCATCCAGATCTATCTGATATACCCCAAGCTCTTTTACCACTTGCGTAAGCCATTAATTAGCCCTCAAATAACTACCACTCGGTCTTAGAGGAAGATCTAAGAAGTCTTGATCCATGTCAGAAGCTCTAGCAAATTCTTCTTCGTAAACAGATTTTAATATTTGCAATCTATCAGGAGCACGTTTCATAGCCATGTAATACGCAAGTCCCGCAACCATACAAGGATAGAACCGTAAAGGAGCTTCAACATTGTTATACAAATAATCGGCATCTTCCATTTGTTGAATGTAATAATATGTAAGAGTATCTGTTGAGTTTTCTGGAGTAGCCCAAACATTTATAACGGGTGAGATTGAACGAGCGAAATAATACTGACTAGGTCTTCCCTGAGTGGTTTTATCAGGAATAGTGGCGTAATTATCTCGACTAATTCTATCCATTTCGTAATCTGTTCCATCCCGGTTAAGAACTATTTGTAAGATATCAATAGTGTGCTTGTTCAAAGTGTAAGCCGAAGTACCTTGTGTTAAAGCTTGAGTAGCAGAACGTACTGTCCAAAGATTAACCCCTCTGTTTGACCAATCAGCAAACATTAAATTAAGAGATCTTCTAGCTGTCTCTGCGTCATAACCAGTTCTAACTTCTAAACCACACCGCTCATACGCTTCTTCAATGATCTCCGCAATGCTGAGATCGAAGTTTCTAGTCCCTGACGTAGCCATAGGTTACCCTCTCTATAGAAAGATTTTTCATAATCATCGCTAACATACTATGATTAGCATCTAACTTAACATTCATTACTTCTGTGTTCTTATCTACATTTATTAATGTGCGCGTTACCCAAGTAGACCATGCTCCTGAAACACCTAAGACAGTTGTAATACCAGCCGCAATAAAGAGCAATTTAACTTGAGAACCCATTAGCATCTCCATCTTTTTCTAGCTTGCCGAAGCCGACTGTTAGGATCTTTAGCCGCCTTCGGAAACTTTTTCATTTGACCCGCAGATCGAGCGCAATATGACTTACGCCTTTTTGCTGCTTTACTACCCTTCTTAACTTTGCCAGTAACCGCAGTCTTTAATTTAGAACCAGGGTTTTTTCTTCTGTAGGCTTTCACGCCTTTCTCAGTCATCCCCGCACCACTCTTAGTTGGTCGGAAATTCTTTTTATTTCTTTTAGGCATATTATCAGCCATAGGAACCTCTAAGCGTAGAAGATTGTTGCAGAAGTTGAATGAACAGAACTATATGTTATATACGCTCCATCTGTAAACAACATCCCATTATCTGGAACATCTGGATACTCTGAGCCTACACCCGCAGGAGTTTGATACTGTAAAAGAGCCGTTCCTGTTATTGATGTATTTCTAAAAGAAATTGTTCCACCTGTTGCAGTGCTTACCAAATAAATACCTTTTAATCGACATCTTCCATCAAAGATAATAGCTTTGACCGCTGTTCCTGAACCAGCCTCAACATTACCCGCAGGATTACCTACTGCCGCAATTTGAGTGACTGTTGCAAAAGTGCTTGATCCTGTTGCTGTATCCGCATTCGCTCCTGTAATACTTTCTGTTTGAGCCGCGCCGTCTACATCCGTTCCAGTAACGGTAAAGGATATTCCACTATCGTTACCCGCAGAAGTAATCGTTACATTCCTTGGGCTATCGAAAGTAACGGCACCACCACTGGCTAAAGCTCCGCCTATAACCAAATTAGCGTTGTTTCCAACCGCTGCACTTGCTGAAATTCCATTTGGATCCGCCGCCGCTGATTCAATAAACGTGGATTGTACGTCTGAACCTGCCATATTATTCTCCTTTATAAAAGTGGTAGGGGTTTCCCCCTACCTAAATTAATGGTTACGCAATTTGAACGTACTCAATAATGAACGTGAACGATCCTGCTGTTGTCGCATCAACTGTATTAGTGATGTTGCAGTAAATAGTTCTTTCGGTGTCTGTGTATTGAACAGAAGCTGGTGCAGTTGTACCATCTTGTGTCTGAAGAACCAAACTAGTTACAGTTACGTTGTGAGCAACAACGGTTGTACCGCCATCAAGAATCTCATCTGTTTGAGCCGCAACAATTTGTGCACCAGAAGAAGACGTACCAACTTCGTATCCAATGTCACCTGTTCCAATAACTGGAGAAGTGTCACAAAATATTTTAATGTCAGTGATTATTGTGTTTGCTGGTTGTGTGAACTCACCTATAGCTGGGCTATCACCCGCTGTAGTGTTAACTGTAACACCTGTTGCAAAACCAACGTGTTTTACATATTTGTTGGTAACAATACCTGTTGAAGCAATAACTGCGGTATCAGTGATTGCACCTGTTGTAGCGTTTTTGGATACTACTTTAAATCCGTTTTCGGAACGGACTGGTCCTGTAAATGTTGTGTTAGCCATGTCAATCTCCTTGTCTAGGCAAATGTCAGCCGCACCATGCGACTGTCAAGGTGACTACAGATTACATCAATTAAAAGGAAAAAGAAAGGGTCAAGCGTTAATACTTGACCCTTCCCTCATTTATTTGTCGCAGTCGCAGTTTTTAGCCTCTTCTGCAAGAATAAGTCCTAAGATGGCACAAGCAACACCGATGAACATTAATTCACCCATACCCATGATCATCCCAACACCTATGACCCCTACACCAATCGCAGCATAGCTAGATGGTTCAGTAAGTCTTTTAGCGATCCAATTTACAACTTTCATTGTCAGTCTCCTTTCTTAAACAAAAAGAGGGCGACTAAATAAGCCGCCCTCTCTATTCTCTTCATAGTTCCGATTACGCTCCTGGCGAACCGAAAACGCAACGTGGATCAGAGAATCCGAAGCTGTAACGCTCCCGAGCCTTGTATCTCATGTTGCCTGTATCGAAGTCGGCCTCCATGTTTGTAGCCATTGGAGTACGCTCGAAATGGATAAACCCTCTAGGAGCATCTGTTTTAACCCACCACGCATCTGGATCACTTAGGAAATCGTTAACGGTATATCCGTCAGGAACCATTCCCATTGATTTGATTGCGTTAGTGTCGTTATCAGCAGTGCCAACCCGAAGATTAGATACCATGATACGTTCTGCGATGAACTGAAGCTGACGTGGTAGAATTAACTTCATACCTCGAAGAGCTACTTTTAGTCCTCGCTCATCAACATACCCAGCAATACTGATTAACGCATCTTCCAAAGAAGTTTCGTTTAGATCAGAAGCAGTAGCTGGTGTATTTGATAATGTCCCACCGTTTGTAAGAGGGTGTGCAGTTGAACAAAGTGCAACTCCATCTCCTCCAGCAGAAGCTCCACCAGTGAACGCATTGTTCAATATAGCAGCAGCTTTAACTTGCTTTGTGTGGGCCATTGATCTCGCAAGAGCACGGGTGTATCGGCTTCCGAGACGATCATAAAGATTGTCCTCGATAGCTTCTTCCGTGATTGAGAAAGCCAATGCTATTGTTTCGTTGTTGTAACGAGCAGTGAATGCTTCGTTAGCATCATCGAAGTTTACAGCGGAACCTTCCGATTTATTCGGAGCGGCACCAAATCCAGAAAGCATTACTTCTTCTTCAAACGCTCTGTCTGAAGACTCAGTAGTGTATATTTCTGCGTGCTGATTTTCGTACCTGCCGTACTCCATGCCAAATAGGGCATTGAGACCAGGCTCTAGCTCTTTCGCTAGTTGTGCGCGTGATATAGCCATATCCTAATCTCCTTATACGCCAGTTGTAGAAACAGTAGCCGCAACAATGGAGCCAGTAGGCGCATTGAAGTGGTTGTTGATTCTAACGATTAGTGGGATACCAGCAGCAGTGAAGTCAGAATTATCAGGATCTTCTTGGATGCCCATGATTCTCAACGCCAATGTGTTGGTGGTTGCAACTGTATTCAAATCCGCTGTTGCAGAAGATATACCAGTAGTAGTAGAACCACTGTTACCTGTTGCAAAAGCAATATTTGCGAATACAGATGTACGAACTTCCGCTTCTGTGTTTTGACCCGCCACGACATTAGATGTAGCGATTGTAAACAACTGATTTGGATCATCGTACAAGAAGGCTTTGACAGGATAATTAGAATCCGCGCCAGAACCAGGCCAATAGTTCGACCATATTGTTTCTCCAGTAGTAGATGAGACATACTCACAACCGCCGAAAACACCAACTATAGAGACGTTACCACCAGCCGCAGCTTGTAGATCGTCAATAACACCAGCCGCTAACGGAATAACCGCCATGCCCTGATATATAGGGTTAGAGTTGTCAGAGGCAATGCGATACTCAGTCATCCCAGTGGAGTTGGTCGATTGACCAATTTTTCCTATCGGTCTAAGACCGAAGGACCCATTTGAATTTGCCATTATAGCACCTCATTAATTATTCGGTAGAGGTTTTTCCCCGCCCGAAAGTTACACGACTTTGCCTACTCTGATGAATAGGCATCAAAGGATTTTGTTCCTTCATTAAATCCTGATCGACTGCCGCCATTGCTTCGCGGGTTCGGGTCCCGTAATACTCGTTTCTTTCATTGGCTGTTTCGATAGGTATGCGACACAACATCAAGCCACCGTTACCAATAACTCCTTCATATTTACCATCTTCGATAGTAGGAGCTTCGTAACCTGGATGCTCATCAGCGCGGACGGGTTCCCATCCTTCACGAAGTTTAGCATGAACATTTGTCTTGTCATCCTCTCCTCGCATTGCTGTTCGTATCCAACGATGCACATAACCCGCTGGGGGTTCTGGGGCATCTAGACGGCTGGGTGGTGCCCAGGGTTTTCTGCGCGTTTCTTTTTCTCGCGTTTCGGTTGATCGTGGTGCTCTTGCTTCTGCCATGTTCTTAATCCTTTACATACTTTGCGTATTCTTCCAGAGGTACATTAAGCTTTTTTGCCATCGCAACTTGTGATGGTGTTAGCGTCACGGTCCTGCGCCCCTTTTTAGTACTGCGAGATGCGGAAGAACCAGCGGGTGCGACCTGGGTACTTCCTCCCGTTTTCTTAACGCCGAGCTTTGTCGGAAACTCCGACAACAGTCTGCGATCTACTTCATTATAGTACTCATCGCTCATGGGGTCAAACCCTTCTTCTTCAACCATTTTACGATGTATACCAAATGCGGCATAAGTCATGACCTCATCTTGACCAAACCAAGTGTTCTTTTCTGCCCAACTCCGTGCCTTGGGATCTTCTTGAGGAGGCGGAGGTGCTGCTTGTTGCTGCTGTACTGGAGCCTGTTGACCCTGTTCTGGTTGTGCCTGTTCAACAGATAATCGTTGGTCAGCACGTTGTTTTGCAACATTATATCGATCAGAGTCTATAGTAGCACGACTTAAAAATTCTTGTGCTTTAACTACCGCATCTGAATCTCCAGACTCATACGCCTCTTTGTAAGCTTGTCTAGCAGCATTCATTTGAGCCTCAACTTTAGCTCCGTATTGATTTAAATAACCACTATCAAGTTGTTTGTTTTGAGCTTTTAAGTTGTTGTTTTCTTGCAACAACGTCTCAGCCAATCTTTGAGCTTCTTCTTTATCACGTTTTTCTTGGTGATATTTAGCCGTTTGTTTTTTAATCCTGTTCTGTACATTCTTACTGTACGTTTCTAATTCATCAGAAGGTTCTTCAACCTTCTCTTCAACAACCTCAACTTTGTCTTCAGATTTATCCTCAACCTTCTCTTCAGATTTATCTTCAACAACCTCAACAACGAGTTCTTCTTCCTCATCCCCAGCTTGTTTTATTTTTACGTCTTCATCACTCATTTTTCTCTCCTAAATATGTTTAACGTCATCTGGTTCTAGTATGGTAGCAATCACTTCGTCATCATTAATGATACGAACTTCACCACCTTCTATTTTAAAACGAGATCCTGCATAGCGACCAATGCAAACCCATTGACCTTCCTTGCACCACGGTTCTGCGCCAGGGCCAAACTTACTTGGATCCTGATAGGCTAGTGGTCCAAGACGCATTACATAAGCAACAACAGTTGCTATAGCTTCTCGTTCACGAACTTCTTCTGGAATAAACAATCCTCCACCAGTTTGTGCCTTACCCTGGTATGGCATAACTAAGATGCGCCACCCTGTGGGTTGAGGTAATCTTTCAACTAATGGTTGATCTAAGAGAGAAGGATCTAAGACCCTTTCATCGGCGGGTATATACGCGCTTTTAGCTTCTGAAGACGATTTCTCTGCCTCCTTTTCAGCTTTCCTTTTCTGCGCGACATGTTCAGGAAGATATAAGGTCTTCGACATCGTCAGCGTTTTTCTCCAGCAGGGCTCTAATTTCTTCTCTGGCAAAGGCAACGCCCCGTATTTCGCCTACCAAAGATTTGTACTGCTCCCAGTCCTGTGCTGCACCGTTGGATAGAGCTTGAGAAATATTCTCTTCTCTATCCTTCAATACCTTTAACATATAACGAGCAAATTCAATGCCGTCTACCACTTAATAACATCCACTGAATTTATTTGGTTTAGTTTGTGCTCCTTGGCCTTGTCCAGGGGGTTTTTGATAATTAACTTCTCCACCCTTGCCGTACTTAATCATACCGCCTCCCATCATGCCTTTAACACCTCGGCCTTTAAGAATGTCTTTCTTAGTAACCTTGCCATCACCAGTTAAATCCGGGAAGCCGCCTTTGACCGCACCGCCATCTTTGTACTTCATTTTCTTTTTCTTTTTACCCATTGCTCCACACATAACCGTATCCTTTCTAAAGTTATTCTGTCATTTCCAACGCTGCTTCCAACGTCTCATCGTTTCTTCTAGACCATCCACGACCAAAAGTGTCAAACGTACTTAGTCCTTCATAGAACTCTTGCCTCGTAGAATGCATCTTAACTACTACATCTTCAGGTAGCATATCATGTACAGCTTGGATTGTCATGGGGCCAATGTGCCCATCTGGTTCTGCGCCAACAATCTCTTGTAATGCTCGAGCACTTCTAGAAACTCCTGAGTTAACAGCCCAATCAAAAACAGCCCAATCTACGCCACTCGGTAACTCATCACAATGCGCTCTATTCCAATACTCTTCTTCATATATAGGGTAAACATCTTCTTGAACAAGGCTCTTCATTTCTCCGTCCATAACTTGACGACCTACATGCTGTTCATAAACGGCTCTCGTAACACCGTGGTTTGTTTCACCACCAGGATCATCTGGATGATCAACATATCCACCTTCATGTTCCAACAACATTTCCATGCAATGTTCAAAATTACTTCTCATCAGCTTACCTTCCTTGCCTTATCTATTGCTCTTGAACCAAACCAGAAAGCTAGAATAGCCGCAAAGATTCCTTTGGTTTCCTCATCCCATAACACGTTTATGGCTTCGGCAAAATTAGTTCCAGACTTCAAAGCCTCCATCAGTAGTGTTATCTCAATGGTCGCAAACAAAAGAAAGAATGCGTATGTAATGACAGGACGCACCGATTTTTGTAATCCAGATATAAAACCCACACCCTTATTAATTGATATATCATGTTGGATAAGGCGATCATGTTCTTTATCG